GAAAGGATTGCAGCAGTGCTGCCAATGATGAAGGGCATGACCTGCCCTCCGCAGCATAACCCTAGCATGGAGTTCTCAGTGCTTGAATTTGACAGAGAGAAATTCATGACTCTACCTGCCTTCCTCCAGGAGATGATCACCGGAAGCAAGGAGTATCTGGCAATGATGAGCAGGCCTACACCTGCTCCGGCTGAACCTGTCAAGTCAGGATTCGAGCAGAACCACGGTCAAGTGGTAACCAATGCCACAGAGCAGCGCACACTGACTGAAGAGATTGACGAATTACCCTTTTAAGTCATGGCAGCACTTTGGCAACTAACACAAGAAGAACTCTCCTTCATCGCACTGATGGAGGAGAACGGTGGTGAGCTTACTGATGAAATAGCAGAAGAGCTTGCCATCCGCAGGGACAACTTTAAGCACAAGGCTGAAGCCTATGCTAAATTCATTCTGAAACTTGAATCTGAGGCTGATCAGGCTGCTGCTGAGATTAAGCGCATACAGGCACTCAAGAAAGCCAAGGAGAACACAGTAGCCAGACTCAGAGAGTCACTGCTGGCTGCTCTGATGGTATTCACTGAAGAGGATGCAAAAGGCATCAGGAGGTATGAAACTCCTCTAGCTAAACTAAGCACTCGCAAGAGTCAGGCTGTGGAGGTATTGGATGAGCAGCTTATTCCTGCTGACTTCTGGGTTATCAAGAAAGAGGTGAGCAAGTCCACAATCAGTCAGGCCATCAAGGATGGAGCAGAAGTGCCAGGAGCGCAGATGAAGGACAACATCAGCCTGAGCATCCGATGAAGCCTAAGAAGTATAAATTCAACATCATTGTTAATAAGGTCGAAGAGTCCTACACAGGCATCTTCGAGAATTATGACCTAGCCATAAAATGGTATGAGAAGCATGGCAAGTGGCTCATTGATCAGGGCAAGAACTTAGTCTTTCGGGAATGCCTGATTAATGGAGAGACTAATGAGGAGCAGTTGCCCGACATTACTCCGGGTTAAATTGGTTAAGTTAAACATGGTGCATAAAAAAAGGGAGGTTTTTGGCCTCCCTCTTTTTTTGTGTTGTGCTAATTAAGCAGCAACAAACTGAGCCTTGAATACTCCGTTCACACCTTGGTTAGCATCACCTGCTGGGAACATAGCAGTAGGAGCAGAGTAAAGGTCGAAGGCTGCCTCCATCCATACAGAATAGGTCTCATTACACTCATCCGGAAGGATGCGAATGTCAGCCCTTACTGATGGAAGCTGTGGAACAGGCATAGTGAAGCGAGTCATAGTTCCAATCTGTCCGTAGTTGCCTACATAGTTCAGGTATGGCAGATACAGGAGTGAACCAGGAGCAAACACGATGGCTGAATCAGCATTGGTCATGTTGGCAGCAATGTTGGTATCAAAATAGAAATCAGCAATGCCTGTGTTATCACGAACAGTTGCGAAGTTGATACCGTTAGCACCTTGGCCAAAGTAGCGAGAGTCATTCATCCATACACGCTGAAGCGCACCAGCACCACCCACAATGATAGGCGCACCGTTGAACCCAGTGTTCATGTATGATTGCTTCATTTCGAAGAGACCCTTGGCCTTAACTGAACCATCAGATGAATTCTCAACAGTGTAAGTTGGATTAGCAACATTACCAAACCATGCACCTACACCTCCAAGAGCAGCTATGATAAGGTCATCATTGATTGCCTGCACCAGAGCATTAGCTGACAGCTGGAAATCAACGAACATCTCACGAACTACTGACAATGCACCTTGAGCAGCACCGATAGAATTAGCACGCTCAACAATCTGGTTAGGCTGAGTGCTTCCGGTAAGCTGTACCAGTTCAGCATAGCTCTCGCAATAAGTGCGAAGCTGAGCCTCAGACATTGTGAAAGAGACACCACGATAGTTGTTAATCTGAACTGTCTCCTCAATGTAGTTCATCTGACCATCGGCCACGCAATCCTTGGTGTCAGATGCAGAAGAAGCCAGCTTACGCTGCTTGTAAACTACACGAACCTCTTTAAGTTGTCCTGAGCCATTGTCATTAGCCTGGCGAATGATCTGACCTGCTCCAAGGTTAGATGGAGAGGTAAGTGCAGCAAGCATACCGCCCTGAATCTGCACATTACTAGGGTTGTTTATTAGGTTGTCGGCCAGTGAAGTCAATATCGCTGGACAGACATTAGCTGTTGAAAGTGACATTTTAATTCCTAAAGTTTAGCTGCAAGGTTCGAAATGTCAGCCAAGGCTGAGCGAACTGATGCAGAAAGTGGAGTGCCTTGACTATTCTGAGGAATAGTCGGTGTTGTTGGTGTGCCTGCTGCATATTGAACCTGGTTAGTGCCACCTTGACCTTGCTCCTTCAACAGCTTATTCTCCTGCAAAACTAATGCACTCAAGTCAGAATAGCTAAACTCTCTGCCATTATGCACAAGAGGCAATGTAGGGTCTTTGGCATTTACGAGCCTAGCATTGTTGCGCTCGGCATCATAGATAAGCTGACCATCTAACTGAGCCAACTTCTTTTCTAAGACAGCAGAATATGCCGGGATTCTGGCAGCTTCAGGGATCTGGTCATTCCACTGAATGCCGTTAAGCTGAGTCTGCTCCCACAGATGCTTCATTTTGCTCACGAACTTCTGCTCAATCAGATGCTTGTCTGCCTCTGCCTTACTTACCAGGTCATCATACTTAGACTGAGCCTCGGCCATCTTCTTCAGGAACTCATCAGACTGGTTGCTATTGGTGGCATTCTTGGCCTTCTCTTCCAGCTCCTTCATTTTCTTGAGTGCCAACTTGATTTTATCACCGCTATTCTTGGTTACCCGAAGCTCCTCAACTGAATTGCCATCTAGCCCATACTCCTTGGCCATCTTAATGATTTCCTCATCATAGCCCATCATGTAATTGCTGATGAAATGCTTTTTAAGGTCTAGGCTTGTCTTAGCTAGTTCAAAGTCATACAGGTTAGTATTGAACTTACTGCTGACCGCATCAGGCACTTGGATGTCATTCAGCACTGAGGCTGAAATCATCAGGTTGAAATCAGGGTTATCACTTACCCCAGCTCTTTTTGCCTGCTGGATTAAAAACTCTTTTACATTCATAGTGGCAGGTTATTAAGTTGTTCCTCGGTGTAAAATGGAGACTCAGATGGAGAGGCAATGAGTGAATCATCTTCTGTTACCTCTTTCTTCTTGCGCTTTGGCTTCTCAATCTCTTCCGTAATTGTTGCAGGTTTAGCTGCTAGCTCTGCTTCCAGCTCTGCTCTGACCTGTGCCTTCAGCTCCTCCTTTAGCTTGCTCAGAAGCTCTGGATTAGAGAGGCTGTTCATATCGCCTCCGGCTGAGATGGTCTTGCCAACAATCACATCGCCTACAGGTCTAACCTTAGCCCAGCTATAAGACCGCTTATTAATAGGCTTCTGAAGCTCACGCAGAGCAATCCTGGCATTTACTTGAAATTCAAACGCATGATCCTGCGCTCCGGTTGTTGGGTTAAGTTCCCAACGAACTACGCTTACCTGTGAGTTATGCCCTCCATCCCGGATAGCATCTCTGATGTACTGAAGATTATCCATATAAGTTAATTAATAAGTTACCCTGTGTGGTGAATCTGACTTCTCTGATGCCCGGTCAGATGCGGGTCTTGATAGCAGACATGCGGCCGAAAGCCATAGCTGAGCATGAGGTCTTGAATCCAGGCAGTCATAGCGTCTAAGCCATTATTTTGGACATAGGTATGCTCTAAAAACAACTGTGCTGCCTTACGATTCACGATGTAGCCATGAGTCAGCCACATTTGATTTCCTTTCCAAAGTTGTAAGCCCTCAATGCATTCAACAGGCTCAATGGTCTGCTCTCCCCATCCGGCATAATAGTACCAGCCAAGGTGAAGAAAGTCAAACTCAGGCAACCTGTTCCAATTTGTCACGAGTTGATTTGTTTTCTCAACATCAAATCGGGCATCATCTTCCAGAATTAAGGCAAGTTCATTGCCATTGTCCAGCATCTTCTGCCAGACATCTCTGTGAGAGGCGCAGCAGCCTATTTCGCTAAGGCTTATGATTGGCCTTTTATTAGCCTTCTTTAAAGTATTATCAATTCGGTGGCTGATGTGATTGCCATTGGATGCTACAACTAGCTCCGGCTGATTGCCATGCTTGTCTGTTAGGCCTATATCCTCAAAATGCTTTATTAGTTTTTTCCTCCTCTGGGCAGCCTTGGGCAGGCTGATGTAGTAGATTTGATCAACAGGAAACTTCACAACTAATTTTCTCTGTGACTGATAAGTCCAAGGCGAAAAAGTGGGTCTCAAAGTTTCTCTCCGCAATACCGAAGTATTGGTTTGCGATTGCTTTGCTGTTGTAGTCCGTACCTTCATAGGTGATTCCTTTTGTCCTATTGATTATTGATGTCAGGGCAAACTCGGCATTTTCAAGTTTGCTATTTGCGACTAGCTTAAAATTGACTCTTCTGAGCAGACTTGTGGCTCTCCCTCCGGCTGGAGTAGGTTCAACCGATGCACTCTCCCTGACCAGGAACAGCACAATCGGGTAAGTGTCATTGACGGCACAATAAGTTGAGCCATCAAGAGTCACATAATTGCCAGCTGATCCTTCAATGATGCTTTCCACAGCCTCGCCATAGTTCAGAGCAAGACCTACATAGGTGCTGGCTATGTTTTCACATAGGTTCTTAATTGCGCTCTCAACGGTTACCTTAGTCAGCTTCATTTGCTCAGGAATTCAATGGCTAGTCTGTTGATGATTTTAAGTGATTGCGCCAGCTCTTCTTCAGTAAGTTCAAAGATAGGGCCAAATCGCTCTTCCAAGTAGCCTGCTATCTTAGCCTGTTCTGAAGTGGTAAAGGTAACACCATAGGCTGTGTTGCTTATTGGTACAGGCCTCCAGCTGGCCCACATTGCCCCGGTAAGAGTTAAGTCCATGTACGCAGTCTGAAGTCCTAATGATCTGCGGAAGTCAGCATAGCCATAGAACTCATCTGTATCACCAAAGGCCTTCATTCTAGCTTTGACTTGTTTCTTGCTGGCAATCTCCCCAAACTTCCTGCTGATAGGGCTTCCTTTGCCTATTACTCTGGTTGAGTCATAAGGAGGAAGTTCAGAGCCATCAGACTTTCTGCCGCTATCCTGGACTCTATCACTCACAGCTGGGGCAGCATAAAGAGCAGCTGCCCTTAGTACCTTGTCAGCCTTGGATGCTTCCCTGAAATTCTTGAGCTGCTGCTTCAAGAATGCGGAAGTGGAGTCATAGACAGGCATAAATTATTTTGTAAAATATTTTTGCAGATAAAAACTTCTGTTTACTATTGCATTACAAATCTAACCAATTAAACAACATGCAGAGCAAAGTAACATTCAATGACCTTTTCCCTCAATTTGGGATTAGTGTAGATGCTAAAGGCACAATTCAAGATGTTCAAAAGTATGCCCACCTCTATGGTGGCACTTTAACGATCTATGACATGAGCAAGACTCAATTTGCTAATGACTTCCTAGAAAAACCATATAGACTTTCTTATCGACTTGTTAAAGCCCCATTTGAATTATTTATCTATGGCATTGAACTGACTGAAGATAATTATGAGATTCAGAAGCTCGCCTGGAATGGTGCTAACTTAATCATTGTTGAGCCTAACTGCCAGCTTACTCTTATTGATAACTCTTACCTTCTGTTCAGATGATTAACAGAGGAATTAAGCAAGTAATTAAAGAGGCCTTGTTTCAGGGCTTTTTCTGGATTGTCTCTATCATTCTTGTCATATTGATAGCCATAAAATTTATAGTCTATGTCAATGGATAGAGACATCACCATTTGCCTGACCAGCTGCGGCAGGTTTGACTTACTTGAGAAAACAATAAGCAGTCTGGTTACCTTTTGGGATGGCCCTCCTCCTGCTGCATTCCTTATTCATGAGGACTCAGGACTAATCCCTACTCAATTAGGCATTGAGCTTAATCGATTTCTAAAAAGGCATTGGCAGATTGAGGCTGAATGGTCAATGAGTAATCGGGCAGGACAAGTACATGCCATTGATGTATTATACCATAAGGTAGAAACTCCTTACATATTTCATTGCGAGGATGATTGGGAGTTCTACCAGGATGGATTTATAGGTGATTCTAAGGCTGTGCTGGAGGCTGAGCCTAAGTGTGCAGTGGTTTGGATAAAGCATCCAGCAGACAGAAGTGGCCATACAATTATGAAAGATATTAGGCTCACAAAAACCGGAGTAAGGTATCAGCAGTTAGCGCATAGATATAGAGGTGATTGGCATGGCATGACTTGGTCACCTGGTCTAAGGAGACTGTCTGATTATATTATTGCAGGTGAGTTTAGTAAATTCTGCACATGGCGGCCCAATGACCACATCATTGCGGAAAAAGACTACAACAAAAGATATTATGACCTCGGTTATAGTGGCTTCACTTTATGCCGGGGCTTCATCAAGCATTTAGGCAATATTCAATCTTTAAAAAAAAGAAAATTATGAAAGCAGCACTTTACTTCAGGCTGGATGATCCGGAGGACATTCAGGCACACATGCGATGCACTAAGGCCACCGATATGGCTCTGGCATTGTATCGACTCAGGAATGCAATTCACAAGGCCATTGATGAGTCAGAGGATGGCAAGCATGTGGATGGTGACCTTCTAGGAGATAGAGTGAATGAGATATTTGAGGAGTTCAGCATCAACCTTGAGGAACTAATATCATGACACAGCTAGAGCAGCTCAGAGTGATTGTGCTGAAGGAAATTAAGACTAAGCAATGGCTTGCAGAGCAGAAGTCAAATAGCTTATTGACAAAGTATTACTTTGATGGAGGCCTAGCTGCTTTACAATATGTTAAACACATAATTGACAGATTAATAAATGAAACTGGAAGATAAGCAGACAGCAGTGGAATGGTTATTCCGAAGTCTTTGGGATACACCAAAAGACAAACTTACTTGGTGGGCAATATTTGATGAGGCAATGGCTATCGAGAAGCAGCAGATAATTGATGCTCATGAATCATCCTATATCGAAATGAACCTAGCTTTTAGGGCCGGAGAAAGAGCTGAACAATATTACGATGACAATTATGCAAACTGATAAGCTAATTGAGAAGCTAGAGCGAGAAATCATTGCTCTCCAGGATGAGCAGACTGCCATCCTGAAAAAGAAGTATAGCCTAGAAGATCAGCTGAGATTGCAGAAGAAGCGCATAGCTGACCTTGAGCTAAGAGAGACTGATGCTGTGGAGGGTAAGAAGGGCTGGCAGAAAGTCTCTGCATTCTTATTAGCCATCTGGCTGCTTGTACTTTCGCTGCTGGGCATTGAGCGTAAATGATTGCAATAGGTAGCATTTTTAAATACTTTTCGCAAAAAATGACTAATCCAATCGAAGAGCTGATAGACTTCATCATTGGCAATGAAGGCAAGATAGACCTTAATGATGTGCTGATTAAGGCTGAGCTTATTAATATGCGCTCAAAGCCTAGGCATGCCGGATGGTATTTTAATGGCCAGCTGGTTCAGTCCTTAGATCAACTTAAAGGCAGAACCATGTCAGAAAATAATACTCCAAAACCTATTTATTACTATCCGTGAATATGCTTGATTACTGGGAAGAGCCGCACTATGAGAAGCCTCTGCATAAGCACATTGAGGAGATGAAAAAAAAGCCTGATGCTATCAATCATCCAGAGCATTACGGAGGCTCAGACAGCACCTATGAGGCCATCAAGGTCATTGATGCCTGGAAGCTAGACTTCTGCCTTGGCAATGTAGTGAAGTACATTAGCAGAGCTGGCAAGAAGGGCAGCAAGCTGGAGGACTTACGGAAGGCTCAGTGGTATCTCAATTATGAGATTGAGAGGCTTGAAGGAGGATGCTTTTAAGGCCTCACAAATCCCTGCTGGATCAGGCCAGCGTTATCACAATTAAAGCATAGGCCTTCACCTCTCAGGTTGAGCTGTCTTGCCCATATTGCTAGGCTCTGCTGATATCCATCGAGGAAGGTAGCCATTGCTCTTTCAGTGAACTCACGATTGCTCTGAGCAAAGTAGTTAGCCCTAGATGATGCGACCTTCTGCCATAGTATCTGATAGCACAATAAGTTTGCCCAGGCATCAAGCAGAAACTCCCTCTGCTGGCAGATGAATGAATCAAGGCTGCACAATAGCTGAGCATCAATATAGATGCCTGACTGACTGTTGTCTTGAGTCCAGCTATCTCCGAACCCATAGCCTAGTGGAGCAGTAACCGGAAAGATGCTCCAACCATTGCGCCAGAGAAATGTGAATCTGGTGGCGCATTCCAAGTCCATCTGATTCCAGCCCCAATCGATGAAGAAGCCTGAAGTAGTGGGTAGGTTGGTGCAATCCATAGCCACCATGATGTTAATCTTGTCAAAGTCAGAGTAGAACTCATTATTGACCGGCAAGTAATTCATGCCCTCAACCAGGTCAGCAGTTCCTTGATCTAGCACTTTGCCATCCTGAGTTTGAAAGATGTACCAAGGCACTCCAGCAACAGCAGGCCCAGCATTGTAAACATAGATTTGCTTAACTCTCAGGGATAAATACTTACTGCCCTGAACGGACACGAATGCTCCTTTAAGAATTGCCTCTGCTGGAACAGTTGTAATCTGCTGCCATTGCTGAACGAAGTTCTTGCTAGTCTGGAATAGCACCTGATCAAGCTGAGCCTCTGCTGATGTGAATAAGGCAGACTGAATGTCTCTCTTGATTCTCACATAGCTGACAGCCTGAGCTGAGTTCCACATCCCTACATAAGACACTTGCTCAGGAGTTGCAATCTTATCGAGCAGCTCCGAACTCATGCCCGGGTAATCGTTTATGTAGAGGCCGGATATAGGTGCATCAGCTGTGCATCCTTTTAGTCCGATGTAATCTTCGAGGCAATTCATATCACAAAGTTAAGGATTATCGGCACTTCCAATATTAGGTGCAGTTATTCTGAATATCTTATTGGTCAGGGCAACCCATGCGCTAAGCACTTGCCCCAGAATAAACATCAGGACTGAATCTGATTGCTCTACTTTTTGGATTTTATAGAGCCAGCCCACTCCGATAAGCAGGCCAACAAGCACAATAGAGGTGCAGGTGTAGGCATAGACCTGCATTCGTTTAGAGAATAGTGCATGGCTCACATGCCGGGAATAAGGCTCTTTAGTAGCCCTCCCACGAACTTGCCTCTTCTCTCCGCCCTGTCCTGCTTGATCGTCTTGTTTTGCTGACATGAATCGAGATAGATAACTGACTTACCTAGGCCTTTGATTTGAACCTTAATGCTATCAACTGATTCAATCATCCGATTCTGCCGGATGTTACTATTGGTCAGCCTCTCCTGATTCATGGCTATCAGATTGTCAATCTTCTTGTGGTTTATATTAGTAACATAAACATCACCTCCGATGTAGATGACAACTGCTATCAGAACAACTGCAAACTCCTTTGATATTTTCATCTGAATAAGTTTTTAAATTTCTGAAAAAGCTTCTGATAGCCATTCATGTCTACCAGCTTCTGACTATCATCATAATAAAGTACAGTCTCCAGCATTCCCTTGTGCATGTCTAGAGCCATCCGGTAAATTCGATAAATTAAAATGATTGACCATCCATGATGATATAGCCATTCTTCTCCTGGGTTGTAAAAGTGAGGCTCTGGGTTAGCCATTTTAGTCAGTATGATTGCTCCGTAGGCAGGAGTATCATAAATAAATTTAACTAGCTCCTCCCTTAATTCGTGAGTCATAATATTAGTAAGTCCAGATGACCTTCGCAGGCTTGGTGGGATCGCAATCAGCATGAATAAATGTGCTGCTCACTCCTATCCTAGTAATACCGGATTTCAGCAGACTGTCAATAATCACAAATCGCTTATCGCCATCTGTGCAATGTATGTCTGCTGCCCATCCCTGACAGTGGCTACTTGCTTTTACTCCCTTGACTTTAGCATTATGAGCCTCTGTCCGGTAGCCTGAGTTAATTTTAAATGGTACTCCCGCAATGGCTCTGGCATTGTCAAGCATCTGCATAAATTTAGGCTGCATCTTAGCCCCAGAACCTGGAGCATCAGGTGAGTCAAACTCTGATAATTTAAAGTGCTTGAGCGGAAATTGCATGACACAAAGTTACTTGATGCGAGTGAATTTTTTAGCTGCACTTTTCACCGACTTTTTGCCAACACAACCCCAAGCCTTACGGCTCAAGTCATTGGCACATGGTGGGTTCTTGCATTTCTTGATGCCTGATGACCTCGCACAATAGTTGTCACCTTTAGGTGTGCCAGGAGCAATGGAGTAACCTTTAGCCCCGAAGCTGACTGTCTTGCCATTTACTTTGGTCTTAAATTTCTTGTCTGCCATTATCTTCCTTGTCCTTTATACTTCTTGACATTGCCTGCCTTTGGCCCACTTGACTTACTGTGCTTGCCTTCTCTGCGCTTACCGAAACTGATTTTAACTGATGACTCTTTGGATGCCTTTTTCATGAGGTAAATATCCTAATTATTGAGTTACTTTTGTAATTCCTTATGAGCCTTGAAGATAACTATTACAGAGCGAGAACTCAAGTTTCTCAAAGTGCTGGCAACAGGCAGACACTTTCTCAAGGATCAGGTCAATCCTGACCGCCCTTCTGTTGCTCGCTGGGGAAATACACAGGCACAGGCTGACTTATTAGGTGTACTAGGTGAGTATGCTGTGGCCAAGGCTCTCAAGCTGCCATTTGACACATCAATTAACCTACAAGGTGATGGAGGCAGCACAGACCTGATGCTGGGTGAATATGACATTCAGGTGAAGTCTACTAAGTATAAGACAGGCAGATTAGTCTTTAACAATCGCAAGGAGATTGGAGCTGATGTGTTCATTTTATGCTGGGTAAACGAGGAGGCAATGGAGGTTTCCATTTTAGGATACATCAGAAAGCAATCAATCGAAGATTGCTTAGTTGAAATGAACTTAGGGCATGGCAAGAGGTTGGTAGTTGATCAGAAATTTCTCAAGCCAATCAGCTTACTGACTGCCTACCTGGAGAAGTTACCTTAGCCCTGTTCTGCCTCTCTCCTTGGCTGATTCATACTGCTCTTTAGCAACTGGCCAGAGCTGATGTCGGCAGTTGTAGCCTCCACGGTAGATGAATATAGTGGTTCTATTTGTGTTTGTGTTTTTGCCATTCCATTTGCCCAAATCGCCCCAGTCCTTAACCTGTTCAGTAGTGAAATATCTACCTGCTCTACTTACGCAAAATGGTCTTGAATCCTCAATCAGTGTGCCTTGGTAGAGGTAATATTCTACATCCAAATCTTCAGCAATGGTCTGGATGTATTCGGCATTGAAGGTCATGACTGAGTCATTAGTAACCTGCTTGATGTATCTGTTCAAAAAAGCCTTATCTGTGTCTGTGCCTTCAATAAACTTCCTCAAGGTCTTATTAAGTTCTGACCTTGTGCCAATGCCTGCAATGTTATCTTTCAGAACCTCCTGAATTGCTGTGCCAAAGTTCTCGCTTATCCCTCCTCCAAGGAGTGCATCCTTTGTGGTGGCAATGTTTGTTTCCAGTATAGCTTCATAAAGTGCTTTCTTAGGTTTGAAATCACCTATGGCAATTGTAATGTACTCATTACTAAGTTCAGCCAGCATTTCAAATCCCTTGATCACCTCTGCAACCTGAAGCTGATAGGGAGCATTCGTGATGATGGTATTGGCAATATCCTTCTTCAGCTTTATCAGTTCCTTTAGTGACCTAGCTCTATCCTTTGGGTCTAGTGATAAATCAGAGGCTAAGTCAATCACCTGATCAGATAGCTTGGCAAAGACCCTAGGCAATGCCTCATCCATCCGGGTCTCAATAGCCAGCTGTAATTCCTGAATCTGCTTAATTAATTGGTCAGCAGTCTTGGCCATATCATAATCCTTCAGGCATTATAGGCACAATACCTGCTCTTATTTGAGCCTGCTTTTCTGCTGCCAAGGCATACACATCAGCTCTCTGCTGCTGCACAGGCTTATCATACCATCCGGCATCCTCATCAACTTTCTGCATGACAAATGCCGCAAGGTTGGCACTAAGGATGTAATCCAACTGAGTGCAGCCATTGGATGCCAGCAGGATAGTCTTTTCATCTGTGCTTTTAAAGGGCAATGGATCAAGCTGACTTAATATCTTTAGATATGTTTTCTGGATGCTATTCTCACCATAGAGCTTCTCTACATAATCCTTTTCAATGCCTGCTGTGATAAGTGGATTAAACTTATTGGTCATTGCCTTAGATAGCTGCTCAGCTACCATGTCGGCTGTCATCACATCATAGTCAGTAGGCACAGTAATCTGAGGCAGAGCAGCCATCACCTTGTCGCTATCCATCAGAGATGAGCTGAAGAGCGAGTTATAACGCTGATAAAGGATGTAGTAGCAGACCTTCCTGTAAACTTGAGCCAGATGCACAGTCACAGAGAAGCAGAAGGTGTTTAGCTCTTTGCGGTCATACTCTTTAGCTATGCCTGACTGAGCTGCTGGAATCTGCCCTAGTAACTCAAGGCCAATGGCTTTGAACCCTTGAAACTCCTTCTGAAGAATGTCTTCCTGGAATAGTTTTACTGTTTCAGTTGGCCTCTCAATGTAGCCAGCTGGAGGCACAGGCGGCACAAGTGGTGTAGGATTGACAGCACTAACTCTGTCAATGTTGATTTCCATCAGGCCAAAAGGTGATGAACTTGCCCTTCCAGAGCCTTGGCAATCATTACAGCCTATCTTCTCATCCTTCCTATTTGTCCTAATTCCTGTGCCATTGCAGGTCTTGCACGGAGACATCTTCAATGCCCATTTCTGAGGCAGGGCATGTGTTGCCCATAATATGTTTAGGTCATCAGTCCTGAACAGCACCTCATTCCATGCCGGGAGGCATGGAGCTAAGACTGAGTCATAGACTAGCTGACCATCTTCTTCTTCATAGATGATATTGCCCACCTTGCATGCAGGCAGATAGCTGAACTCATAAGGCAGGATAAAGACCTGAAAAGGCTGGTCATAGGTGTACTGATTGACCTGCCGGAACAGCATTAACCCTTGAGTAGTAAAGCAGAGGAACTGATCCCACTTCTTGCGGTTCATGTCCTTGTAATCCTCGGTCTTGGTAATTACATAGTCCTCACCTTCCCAAATTAAGTCCTCGCTCTCAATGATGTGAGGGTAAGGCCTTGACCAGTCTAGCGTAGTGACCTGAGATGGATTTTTTACGAACTCATCATAGTCTGGCACTGTAATTACAACGGCATTACTGTCTTTCAGATAGGTCTTAAGAAACACATTGAACAGCCACTTCTCCAGGCTTCCTGTTTTTGGCAATTCATACTCTACATAATTCTTGAGAGTATTATCCATCAGGCCTATGCGCTCAGCAATGCCTGTCTTTTTAAAGTCTGACTCAAAGGTGATTTTAAAGTCATCAGCCTGCTGAATCTTCTGCAGGAAAGTAAAAACTCTCCCGGTGGCAGTTGTTGTTGGAGCTTGCCATCTCCTTCTTCTGTACTCCCTCATCCATGGCTCTTCCGATGGATGCTGAGTAACCAAGAGTTTTTCGGGATACTCGTTTTCAAAGTGATATTCCAATTCCTCGGCTTTCTCACGAGCTTCCTCAATGTAGTCGTGCCTGCCTTCCCGAATTTTCTGGTCTAGCAACTTTGATAACAGTATCCCGATTAACTCTTCCATGCTCTAATTAAGGTGTTGGGCAATCAACAATCAATGTGATGGTCTCTTGACCAAAAACACATCCGTACTCATTGGTAACTGTCACGAGGAAAATGTAAGTTCCAACGAAACTCACAGGATTCCAAGTGATTACACCTGTGGCAGCATCAATGACAAGCCCAATCTCAGTGATGTCATCACTGCCAGCAGCTTGCTCGATTGACCAGACCTGCTCAGGCGCACCAGAGATAGCTCCAATGTTCAAGACAGCTGAAAAAGTAACAGTCTGTGGGTCTGTGCATGCACTAGTTATAGTGTTGCCTACATAAGTGCTACCAGAACCTCCGGTGTAGCTGATGATATAATACAGGCCTTCGAGGAAGCTGTCTGTATCAAACTCATAAGGCAGTGAATTGACCTTAGAAACCCAGTTCACAGTTACTTCAGCCATCTGGTAGGTGTTCAGGTCAGCAGTAATCACAGGATCACCGATAACTGTCACATAATAGCCAGAAGCATCCCAGATGCGATTAGGAGTAAAATAGTAAAAGTCATAGTTCTGAGACGAGCCAAGAATGTCATTGTAGAACTCAACATTGCTCTGAACTACACCCTGCATGTCTTGATAGGTCAGTGTGTGAGTCTTGGCAAGAGCCTTAGTGTTCTGCATGCCTCGGCCAGCAGTAGTGGCTGTCTCAGGCTTTGGCTTTTCTCCGGAAGTGTTGAACACTAGATAAGCCTCACCGTGTAGATAGCGGTCATAGAGCGCAGCAATCCAAAGGTCAGCAGTGGATTTCTCCTGAGTTGTTAGGGCATCTGACTTACGCACATAAGCCACAGCCACAATTTTATTCTGAAACTCTGGGTCGCAGAGGAAGTTTTGATAACAACCTACATCCGGGCAGGTTAGCGAAAATATTGACATGTTTTTAGCAGTTTAAACAACTTGAGTTCCTGGGCTGGAAGCCCTGAAGTAGTGCCTGAAACTTGACTTGCGCCAATGTTTCAAATGATGATTGTGTAGTGAAATCCTGGATGGTGGCAACATCTATATCTCCCTTCACAAATATTGGCTTCCCTTCCCAAACCAAGTAAGCATGTCGAGTGGCATCGACCAATGCTAGCTGAGTTTCTAGGTCAAGAAAGTCTGAGTGCAAATCTAATGATAAATCCTGCTTGTTCTGAGGTCTTCTGTGGACTCCATTGCTCTGCCTGTACAGGCTCTCCTCAATGATTGGCTTCTCACCTCCACCATTGATGCCTATCCTTATCTTCTGTTTCCAATTATCAAAGTATTCATAGCCCTGAGCCATCGTGTTGTTATCACTCCAAAACTCCAGCATGGTGCTGAAGCAGTCTGATGGATCAATGTTAATGATGTTGCTCAGGGAATAAAGTGAGTAGGCATTGACATCAACTACCTCGCAGGAACAGCTCTGATATTCAGTGCTAAATAATAGAGTTACAACTGAGTCATCCTCATTGAACACATTGTTGCTCATTCTGTAATCAACATTGCAATCAACAGTCACTGTCCAGCTCCAAGCCAAGGTGTTTGTTCCTTCATCATAGGTACATGACATGCCTGGGATGGTGTTGCTAAAGTCAATTATATCTTCCAAACTAAATCCACCTGGAGGAGGGAAAGTGTCAGGAATTTGAATCTTATTGATCTGTGAATAATTAACCCCATCGAACAGGGCAAAGCCATAATACTTCAGCGGATAGGTCTCATTTATCTGATCAATATAAGTATTGATTCCATCCACTAGCTCATAAGTGAATGTAAGCTGGCAGGTAGTTCCTCCTCCTGTCTCCTCGGCATTGTAAAGCCCCATTCGGTAGCAGCCTGCCCTAACTGCTGGAATGGTCACACTTGCCTGCATCTGGGTTGGATTGCAACACAGCTCTTGAATGTAAGAGCTGTAATAAGTAACCTCATCAACTATTGACCTGGTCTGAATGGTTGGGTAGTCTGCTGACTGATAGTTGCAGAAGTTTAGTTGCACTCGCTCCTGACCTTCAATGAACACAAGCTCACCATTGACCTCAATGCCTGCTGGCCAAGTCAAGGCTACAACAGCATCAATGAACACTTGCTTATCGAAGACAGTTACCGTTCCTGCTGGTAATGTTGCTGCAACTATGCCAAGCTGAGCAGTGATGTCATCGGCTGCTCCTGTGCCAGTGAAATTGGTGGTCGCATTGCTGAACATGAACTGAAGTGGAGCAGGGCCAACAAGTAGAGTGATAAATGAATCCCAGTCATCATAGGCTGGCACTTCCTCATCAATGGTGATATAGGGCAGCACTAAGCTCATGCAGCAGTTCCTGCTGGCCTCGCCTATCTTCTGCACCAGCTCTCCATTCTCTCTGAATAAGCCTACACTAACTGAATTTATGCCTGTTAGATTGCCATCAACTACATTGAACTGATACTGATCTCCTGGCTTGGCTGGCATCGGGTAGAACTCAGAGCTTACATAGCAATCTGATGTGAAGTGAATGAACTCATAATCGAATGTATCATCATTGTATAGCCATCTGCCTGCTTGCAGAGGCTCATAAGGCAGAGCAGTAACTTCTGAATAGGCAGTCAGGAAGTTGTACGGACTATTAGCGTACACATCAGACACAAACCTTTGCCAAAGCCACTGACCATCAAATCTGCCGACCAGAATGAACTTCCTTCTGGAAGAATCTATGAAGTTAATCTGATAACGGTTGTAAGTAGTGAACGCAGGATTTGCAATAGACTTTGTCCAACCTTCTGGCATTGTGTACTTAGCATACTCAGTAGCAACAGAGTTTATGTCATTCAATGATGCCTGAATGATGCGCTCCATTACGCTTACTATGTAGACATCATCGCCATTGAGTGATGGTAGTTCAAATGTCCTTCTGTTTTCGTAAGGCAGATTCGGCACAGGTTGTCTGTCCGGCACTCCATTGGCATCAATGAACCAGTTGTCTCCTCTGGCTAGTCCAGAAGTGGCAACATTGGAGATTGGATTAAATGAGTAGGTAATCGGGAAGATGGCTGAGCCATTAATATTTACTATCTCTAATGCCTCACTGACCTTGATCTCCTCATTAATCAGAGGCTCAGCAAAAGAGCCTGAGAAAGAACCAGGAGTGAAGGCATTGACACTGCTATTGACAACTATATTGGTTGTCGGGTTATAGAACCCATTGACAACAAATCCTGCTCCAGTTAGATTCAGAGCTTCCATGTCTGGATTAAACACATTTATATTGTACTCATTATTAGGGCTATCAGGAATCTTCTGGATAGTAAAGTCAAATCTGCCATAGTAAGGATGCTCCTCATAGACTTTAACCCATTGCTTAATCGCAGAATAAAGCCCATCAATGGTCTTGCCAGGCCAGATGCTTGGCAAGTCAATGGTCAGTTGCCCAACCATCTCATTGATAAGGTCGGTCATTATCTGGTTATCCGGGAAGAACCCGGCATTCCATCCTTGCGTAAACCTGTAAAACGGATTAGCGTTACCCATTAGTAAGTGTGTCAATTATCATCTGTGCCGATGTCTGGAGTATGCCGTTG